CTTTGAGCCCTCCCTCGGGTGCTAGCGACAGCGCTCTGAACGCTCTAGTTCTTTGGGATTCTGTGGAGGCAGAGAAGGTGCCGTTGGAAACTCACTTCGAGGAGTACGACTTCAGTCACATCTTCCGCGGCCTTGGTTACAAAGCCGCCTGCTTCCTTACAATCTTCCAGGTCTGCCAATACGTCCTCTCCGTCTGGACCCGGATGATGCTGTGGTGTTCAATGCCAAGACCGAAGACGACGCATCTCTTCAACGCGCCGCGTGCGCAGTTCATCAACGAAGTGTGGCGACGCAGCAAGCGACCAGAAGACAAACCCATCGATGTCAAGGACGCTATGCGCGCCGTACTGAAACCTGAATCTGCTACGCAGGCGCCAATCATCATGGTGCCCGCCGAGGCTGTGGTTCCTGCTGGAATCATGATCTTTGTGACTCATGAGAGAGACGAAGGCCAGACTGTGCCCAAAGCCATTGGCTACGGGCAGTTCACCAACGATGGGTACTTCACAGTGCCTAAGCACGTGGTGCGATCGGTCGTCCAGTCTTTCGAACCTCACATTATGACCCTCGAGCAGACGCGTGATGGTTACAACAGGAACGTGACCCCGCTTTCCGACTTTCCAGCTCTCTGGACGGCCATGCAGAACGCGGATAAGCTCCCGGACAGCGCAGTTGACCTGGTCGCTTTCACAATGGGCCTCGACAAGATGAGATCCAATTGGAATGCACTGCACATAATCAACAGCCTGAGAAAGTGCGCAGTGAAGATCAAGGACCTGCCATTCAGGAGCGATCGAGTTTCAACCAACGTCACGGCCTACATGCTCACTGGCATCCCGTCAATGGGCTTCGGAATCGCCGCTTCAGTTGGCGTCACTGAGAAAGTTGGCAATTGTGCGATTGCCTGCACTGCTTCTACCGTCAACTTTGAGGGAGGAGGTTTCGGCTCCTCAGGGATGCCCTACTTCTCCTCAAGCGGCAAATTCGTTGCCTGCCACTTGGCCAATGCCACCGATAAGCTCAACGTTGCAATCCCTTGTGCGATCGTCAGATCGAAGCCGAGTCCGTACTCGTACGCCAAGATCGTTGGATCGACGTTCAAGGTGATCAAGGAAAGCCTGTACAACAGGCCGTACGATAGCAACGTTGCTGCTTACATCGAGCAGATTGGACGTGAGGAAGAACGCGACGAAGCTCGCTTCCAATTCGTTGGCCCTCGCTGGGCCGACATGGAGGATGACGGCGACGCGTTCGTTCCGTTGCAACCTCTGTGGACCGACGCTCTTGAGCCGTCGGACCGCGTCGTTGAGTATGGAGCCGACCGCGAAATTGCACGAGCCGCGAGGCGCAAGTTCGGTCCTCTGGAGTCTTACACTCCGGCCGGCACTACACTCGTGGACCTTCCAGATGGCGCCTCCGTTAAGGCTCGTCTTGAGTCTCTCAACTTGGTGCCTTTGAGCCCTATTGTCGGGCTTGAGACTAAAGCGATCTACGCGGCTCCCGGACAGGAACTCTGCAACCCTTCCGGGCAAGCGGTCTACCGGTGCGTTGAAGTGCTCTCCAAGTCTGTTCCTAGCGGACAGCGCGGGAAGCGCAACGACTACATCGCCAAGCGTTTGGGGCACACTGAAGTAGACTACCCCACCAACATGGCGGCAGACGACAGTCTCGTTGGCCAGGTTGGAGTCCTTAAGAAAGTCCCAGACCTGAGTGAAGAAAGGATCGATGAACTCGCCGACCAGCTTTGGGATCACCCAGCGTTCAAACGCTGCGGGTTCCGATTCCCGAACGTCGCACTCATGACTGATGACGACATTCTCAAGTCCCTCTTGGGCATTCTCAACTCCAATCTCGTTGACACTTCGCGTTCAGCTGGGGCCCACAAGCTCCTTGGATGCAGCACTCACGAGCAATGGATCAAGAAAGCCGGGACCACTGCCGTCTTGGACAGGTGCCTTCTGATGATTCGCAACATTGCGAAAGTCCCCATGGACCTCTTGAAAGAGATGGACCCCGAGACAATCGCAGACCACATGTGGGGCGCGTACTTCGTCATCACGAAGAACGAACTACATGACAAGCTGAAACTCAAGAAGCAAACCTGTTCTACAGTTGACGGTGCGACTTTGGTTGGCGACCGTTCGAGGTGCATTTGGACCCAGACCATTGAGATGAATCTCGTGGAACGGTTCTTTTGCCAAGACTTGTTGGAATCGACCAAGTACAAGGTCAGCAACGGCATGGCCGGGTTCCCTTCTTCACCGGAGCGGGGCCCAGAACTCTTGGACTACATTGCGAAGTTCTTCGACGTGCAACGTGGGGCAGACGACGGCCGCATCAGGTCCGTCGATATGCAACAATTCGACTCCTCTTGCTCAGAGGGGCTGCAACGGGCAGCCTTCAGGGTTGCATCCCGCAACTGCCATGGAGCTGACAATGGAATCCTCGAGAAACTGGCCATCATCAGGTCTCGCAAGGTGTTCTACACTTCGACCCGCAAGTACATTCAACTCCCTGGGGCTTACGGAGGCAACCCCTCCGGTTCGCTCCTCACTTCTTCCAGCAACATCATGTGTGCAGGAGTTGCGATGGTTGAGTTGATCTGCTACTACAAGGTGAAGGATGGTTCGTGGTTGTCCATGTCCGACGACATCTTGCGGAACTTCAAGCTGAGCAAGGCCGAGGCCGACGAGTGCCTCACTCGCATCGGCATCACTGAGAAATTCGACGTCCCCTACGTCTTGGGTGATGGCGAGTTTTGCAGCTCCACTCAGCGCTACGATAAGCCTGCGGAGTTGTCCCGATGGCAGAATTGCCTCTTGTCGCTCTTCTCAGAGCACTTGATTGGCACTGAGATGTACCAGCTGGCCAAAGCAGGCGTCTCGGCTGCACTCATCGGACTTCGCTTTGACGACGGAGACCAAGTTGAGCTTGGAAGTGCCTTCTCGTCTGAGGAGATCATCTCCAAACTCGAAGCGGAATTGCAAAGTTCAAAAGAAGAGCAACGGAAGTCAGCGGAATCCTACGATGCCTCGCAAGCAACCTCCTCAGGTGCGTCGAAAGCGTCGAGGAAGAGGAGGCAGAAAGCCAGACCCCAAGAACTTGGCTGTCGGGATTCTCCGACAGCGTAAGACCCCCACAACTGATGGTGGCCAGACCAAGGCCGAGTCCACTTGGGTTCGCTGTCTCATCAACCCCTTCCGTTATGTGTCGTCCCACCCTCTTGGTTCGTGGCGTCCACGGATGGTCTTTACCCAGTCGTCGACATCCGCATTCACGTCCAGTGGAACCGGTACTTTGGCCTTAGCCATTTGCACAGGCCTCTCCAATGCCTCGTCGAATGGTCCTTTGGTCTTTAGTACCACCAACTTAGCCAGCCCCTCCTGGAGCCCAGGCGAGCCTGGATACCCACTAGCACCGTACTACGTTGCGTGGCGTCCCGTGGCTGTGGGCTTCCGCATCTTCTACGAGGGCACAGCCCTCAATGAAGCTGGCACGTACACGGTCTATCATGGCAGTGACGTGCACGATCAGGGTGCTGACTCTGTTGGAGGCCAGCAAATCTTGACCAGCAGTTTGGCAGCCATTGGGTCCTACCCTAGGTCCCGAGTGTACACCATCTCGCGATCGAGGCCCCTTCAGGGCTTCTTGACGCCTTCCACCAAGGTTGGCTATCGCATTTGGAAAGACTCTGCAGACTCTTCTGGGCTTGTCCACAACGGGCTTCGCCCAGCCTATGTTGTCATCCAAGGTGCCACTGCTTCGCAAGTCTACCGTGTCCAGTGTGTGATGGTCTGCGAACTCGCGGCGAACGCCGACAGTGGGCAGTTGGGTCACCCTCTCGGTGCCCTTTCAACAACTGCTCCTTGTCCGAGCCGACATGTTGCCCATGCCTTCTTGAGTGAGCCGCCTCCAACTGGAGAGCCTGGCTTCATCGATAGGCTGAGCAGCAAAGTAGGCAACGTCGCAGAGCGTCTCGTCATGGGATCTATCGAAGTCGCTGGTGGGATGCTGGCGCGAGAAATCGCGACAGCAGCTTCGACAATGGCCTTGATGTGACCGTCCGTGGCAAAGGGAATGGCGGGCCCCTGTCAGCCCGCCTCCTGAGATAGGGGCAGAATGCTCTTCTAGAGTTTTCTGAAAGCGCGCTTGCGCGCAAACCGTAGAGTGAAATACGGATCTTAACCCTTCACCGTCCTCAACAGTCTTGGAAACCTGTTTGCTGACGTAAAACTGATTAGCCGGGGTCACCCGGCGTTCTGGATACAGGCAGGGAAGACCCCCTGAAAGTCCGTAGATTCTTGGCTTAGGCCGAGTGCGGGCACACCGTGTAGCAAAGCACGGATCCTAACCCTGTTGCCATCTGTC